CACGGCGCCGATAGGGTGGCGGATTTTCTAGACAAGCCGCTGCCCGAAGGCGGAACCCATCGCAAGCGCGTTGCCACTATGGCGCGTGCCTACCTGTCCTGCCGCGATATTGCGCCGCTGGTGGCGGAGTCGGGGCTTGACGTTGACGACATCGTAGCCCATCTCACGGGCTGGAGAGAAACATGAAACGATACCTAGCACTTGCCGCGATGTTCATCGGCTGCGATCCACAGATAGACCAGTCTGCGCAGCTGCTCACGGTCTACCCGATCCTGGGTCTGCCAGCGTATGACGCGGGACGCATCCTACACCCGTGGCACTTCAGCAAGCCGGACCGGGACCGTTTCCCAGCTCGCCCGATTGTGGCTAATGCGTCGGACCCGGATTGCCTACTTGGCGATGATCGCTTTGACAAGTGTCGGATCTACGATTGCGAGACGACGCCCTGTCCGAGTGGCACATGTTGGGACGTGACCATGATGCACGACCCGGACGGGAGCCCGCCACCGAGCATCGATTGGCATGGCATCCCGGTCGTGCATCTTCCAAGCGGGCTCTACTATCAGCCGTTGCATCAAGCGGCCTGTCTGATGCTTGACCCTCCGAAGCCCTAAAGATTGCGCTGCGCCCAACCCACCGTTGGCGTAGGTGGGTCGCGATCTTCCCACGCTAGCCCAAGAGGATTCCGCACAGCCATCTTAGGACGCGGCAACGGCTTACGCGCATTGCTGACGCATGCGCCCCGGTGACAATACTGACCAGCCGGGCAATCGCGGTCCCGCGAACATTCCGCGCCTTCATCGCTCGAGCGCGCCATCTCATCGCCAGCACCACGCGCCAAACCTATCAACAGCAGCAGTCCAAGAATCACCATAGGACCGGTTAGGCCGGGAGCTTTTGGCGGGGGCAGATTGTGGTTGCCGGTGTACGCCGCAAGCTGCTCTGGCGTGGCTGTGCGAAGAAACTGCACATGCTGGCTATGATGCCGCAGCCTGATCAGTCCTGGCAGGCACAGACCCAGCACGCCGCCTAGCAAAAACAGGAAGTGCCAGACAGTCACCTTGTCCGCAGGTAAGGCAAGCAGGCGCGCGACGAGGTCCACTAACGCTGATTGGTCCATGGCTACCACTCAACGTCTGAGATGCGCCACGAACCCGCACCGGACTGCGGAAGCACGAGCTCAATACGGCGATAAACCCCGGCCATCGGTGACACTTGATCGGGGATCACTGCGCGTCCGTTTCTTGCCGGTTTGAGCTCTGCAAAACCGAACTCAGCACGGCCCGAGCTTTCAAGCGACGGACGCAGTCGGTATGCAGCCTGGCCGGATGATGAGATCTCGACCGACAACCGGACCTTCTCGCCAGCAATGCCGCCGAAACCACGCTCGACACCCCAGATCGTGGAAGGGTGGTCGCCTGCTGGCATAGTAATATCCCAGCCTACCGTGCGCCCACACGATACCACCGGCACAGTCACAGACTCCGCCGATCGCTCAGTTGCCACCCAATCAGATACTTCTCGACCTGGCAAGCAGTCGGAGCCTGATGGCATGTCACAGCCAACGAGAAGCAGAGCAGCGAGGGAAAACGTAGACCTTTTCATTATTTAGACCTCATCACGCCAGCGCGGACCGTTCCCACGCCTAACAGTGTTATGTTCGACACGGTAGCGGTAGCTCCAACGGCTACGGCAGTCGTCGGGGTAACATACGGAATCAACGTGGTTCCGGCCGGCGTGGGTTTCGCTGTCCATTGCACAGTCCCAATGCCATCGGTGTTCAAATACTGGTCAGGCCCTGGCGCTCCAGTGACAGGCGGTGTAATGGGAGGAGAAAACGATGCCAAACCTCCGCCCGCCGCTTCCTCCTCAAAATTCATCCGGTCGCTTCCGTTGCTCATGCTCGCTTTCCTTTTGCCGCCTTGACGCGCTGCGATTCTACAGTGTATTCGTGTGGCATGAAGACCAAACTTGCCCTACTAGCGCTTGTCTTGCTCGGTTGCGGTTCACCTGTCGAGGAGTGCGACCGCTTTCGTTTTCTATCCAACTTCCATCCGACCAGCGGCATCGAAATCACTTGCCGTCAGGTTTACAGCGACGTCGATTCGTTGACCCAGTTCTACACGGTCTATACCGACGGCAAAACCACGGTGACATACTGGGCCAACTCGTATCCGATTCGCATCGAGGGCGACGCGCCTGCGTGCCTGCGGGATGAGTACCGGGAGACAATCCCACGTCCGCCCATGCTGGCATCGGAATGCATGCAAGCGCCGCTGGTGATCACGCCCTAAGCTCCACAGTGTACGACCAGCGTGAAGCCGCCATTGATTGCCCCACCGCCAGCCGTTGACCGGATATACACCGTGACCGGCATCTTGCCAGCGACCGGCGCCGCAGGAAGCGCCTCGGACACAAAGACCGCGCCCGAGTTGAAATATCCCGTCGCGACCGCTGCGGCGCGCTGGTAGTCAGCTGGCGCACTGGCAAAGCTAACCACCACGGTTCCTACGGCTGGGTTGGTGTAGGAATCGACGTTAAACCCCGCCTGAAAAACATACGCTGCGCCGTTCCACGAAAACACCGCGTATCCAAAGACCGGGGAATCCTTAGTGATGACTCCCGGCGGGTTTGCCGTGGTGGGAAGCGCTGTCCCTGAGCGTGTTGCTGATGGCACAATCGTACCAGCCGCAGCAGTCGAGGTTGCGCCGCCAGTACCATCCACCTCGAGTGACTTGAGCGTCTTACTGACAGCGCCCACAAAATCCCCAATGATGGCGCCACGAATGCCGAGATAGTAATCCTTCAGTCGGTCGAGCGAACGTCTTACCGGAGCCTCTCCGGCGATATTGGACAGCGCCGTGATCACTTTGTCGTCGGTAGGCACTAGGAATTGGTCAGCGTTGGTGCCCACGTCGGCGGTAGATGGAAAGGCGGCAGTGCCGTTGTATTGCGTCAGGTCAGCGTCAGACATCAGGGCACCAAGGGGCTAGTGGTGTAATAGGGGTTAAACGCATAGGATGGGCGGATGCGCTCCCATGGTTCGTTGACAGGGTAGACGTGGAAGTTACCCGACGGCAGAAGCTGCGCGTTTGGCCCACTTGCCGAATCACCAAAAACACAGATGAAGCGGCAGGACGTGTGGGCAGGCTTTGCCATTGCAATCACTCGGCGAATTTCGTCGATGCGCGCACCAAAGCCAAGTGGAGAACCTCCCCATGCGACGCCAGAGGTCTCCCACTTGGCGCCACTGGTTTTCCATTTTGTCAGAGGTGGCCCCAACAAACCCGGCGCACGTACGGCGACGTAAAAGAACGTGTTGTTTCCACCGAACACAGTACCCGGTGCGCCAGCGCCAGCATCTACAAGGTCGCGCCAGCTAATGACCCAGCTCTCCGCATAGCCAAGGTGCGCCAGCTCAGCTTGCAGCCCAGCCACAGTGCCAAACCTATACCAGCGGTCTAGCGGATTTTTCAGGTATTCTCGGTAAGTGGCATCGGTGTCAATGAGCGCCCGCGTGAGCCCGCCAAACGTCACCCCAAGCGAGTCCAGCGCATCGGCAGGCGCAGTGGTCGCAACATGCGAATAAGCGGCAGTTTGCGCAGCGGACACGGCATTATCCCACGTCGCTGCAATCGACCGCAAAAACGTGTACGTCTTACGGTGCTTCGTCGGGTTGTCTGCCGGCTCAGGCTTGGCCCACGTCGGATACGATGGCGACGTAATGAGATCCGCGAAGCTTTGCGGCGATGTGGATTCAACCGGCATTAGATTGGCACCGAACTTACACTTGTCGCGTCAGTAAAGACAACCAGATCCGCATACGCTGGTGCCACAGGAACCACCGGATTGGTCAGCGTGACATCGTAGACTTTTCGATTGTCCCAAAACACCGCATCTTGCACTTCGGATGGTGGGATGGGTCCGGCATCGTAGCCGCCGATCGGCACTCGCCGAGTGAGATCTGAAAGTGCTGCGCCGATGGCCGCTGGTGCTTCGTTGTAGTAAGGCGCAAAAACCTGCACCGTTCCCGTTACGGGTACCGTGACGGGCGTCGCTGTGCCGACGGCAAGCGTTGCGGTTACTGGAATGCGCGGGTTGGTGTACTGGTAGACATCAATCAGAGCCTGTGGACTCACGCCGGTATTGTTGCCAGCAAGCACCACGGTCACCCACGACGGATCGAAACTACCAAGGTGCAGGTTTGCATAAACGCGCACCTTCTGCACTTCCTTAGACGCTGTCAAAGCCCAATAGATATAGGCTGCCTGAGTTGAGCCAGTCGAAAGAATGCCCCACTTCGCCGCAAGTCGCTGCCGGTATCGGTCGTCGCTCTCGACATCGTAGCCGCCTGTTGCTGCGGCTGGGTTTGTGACCGAAATGCCGAGCACATTTGGGGTGACAAGCTGATTCACCAGCCCGGCGCCGACGTTGTACACGCTGCCAGCCTGCACAGCGCGCAGGGTAAATGACACCACGGCAGGACCAGCCGGCAGCGTTTCTGGCTGCGTAGACGCAAACACCTTGCCGTCTGATGTTTGTGCCCGTAGCTCGATTGGCCCGAGCGGTCCCGCGCCAGTCGGGATAGTGAATTGCACAGCGACAGTAGCAAACTCGCCACCCTGTCGAGGCTCGCCCAAAAAACCCTCACCAAGCCAGTCAAGCCAACCGCCAGACGCTTGCGGGAGCGAGGCAGAACCCGCAAACCCTGCGAGGATATTGTAAAGCAGCGCCGCCTCCTGCCCCATGCGATAGAGCAGCGTCCGATAGGGTCCACCCGTTCGCCAATTGGCGGTCTGCACGGTGACAAGCGATGGGTCGGGAGGAGCCGCCATGAACGCCAGCGACTCGTTAATGATTTGCTGTGCCGACTTCGGAACCAGCAGCGACAAGTAACTGATAGCCATTAGTTGAGCCTTTCGACCCACAGATCGCCGACGGTCGTGGGCGACACTGCGAACGAAAACGGATAGGGCTTGGCGCCGATGTAGACCGTGCCAAACACCGTGAGCTTTTTTGTTTGGGTGTCGGCAGTCAGTCTGACCACGCACTGGCTTACGCGATCATCTCGCTCGGCTTGGTTTTCAAGTGCCGACTTCAGCGCAAACAACCCTGCCTTGGTCAGCCCTCGGTTGAGATAGGAGCGCAGGTCTATTCCCCACTGTGCGCCCTCAATGGTGCCATCTGCAATGCCCGTCGGCTGCGTCCATCCGTTGATTAGATCTTGGAGCAGGCAATCAACATCGACGCGCAGGATCTCGTTTTCCGACAGGTCGGGTGTGACATCGATGTCAGTGCCAAGCGTCTCATAGTTTTCGACGAAGAAGTCCGACATTAGCCGCCCACCTCGACGATGTTAGAGCCTTCGGTAATGGTGATTTTCTGGTAATAACTGCCGGGCACGCCTGGAACGATGGGAGTCACAAACGGAGGCACAGGTTGCACCGACGACCAATTGACCTGGGTCACGACAGGTACGCCGCTCACGTTGGCCACCACGCACAGCAAATACCCAGCGGCATCCCCCTTGCGTGCGGACTGCTTTGGCGATGCACTAGCCGCAAGCTTTATGCTCGTCGCTGTGCTTTTGCCAAACCCGGCAATGATCGGAGCGGTTGGCGATGCGCCTTCCCAGCAAGCTACAGCGCGCGAGTTTGCGCCCACAGTGACTTCGGTATCCGGCAGCCCATGCCGAAGCATGGTGCGGCGCAGAGGCGAGTATCTGGAGTCGTCCGGCTGAAACTGCACGCTCTGGTCGCCGTTCTGGCTATTGATGCGACCCGGGATGGCACGGAAGTTGTCAAGTTTGACCCGGGCAAGCCACATCCCGAACAGGCGAAAAAGTGAGTTGACAGGACCAGGCGCATATGTCACCAGCGCCCGCATCTTGTCCGGCGTCCAGGTGTAAATGACCTGACGCACTGTGAGCCCGTCGATAATCTGGTCAACGGCGACGCTTGAATCGTTCAGATCCATCTCTGCCGTACCCATCTCGGGATTGATGTCGGTCAGGATGTAATCGGGCGCCGTCACATGCTGCGGGTTTGGCGTGCCTAGCCAGATCGTGCCATCGTCCAGGGTTCGCCAAATGACGCCTAGCGCCTCGGTAAACGCGGACAGTGCCTCGCCAACTGTAGAGGCCACGATTGACCACTGAGGCAGCACCTTGCCGAGCAGGTCGGTCGAAATGGTAGCCGCTTGCGCCTCTCCACCAGCGTTTAGAAGGTAGCTCAGCACAGTCTGCACAAGCGCGCCCTGTGACCACTCAGTAGGTGTCACGGGCTTCTGAAGTCCGCCAGCCCCGCCCACCACGCGGCATCGAAACCAGCCGCCTGAATCACCCGACAACGCCAACGTCGCATCGTTTGGATCGGCAACGACAGTCCCCTGCCATGTCCGACCAAGCAACACAAGCGATGCAGCGCCAAGTGGTCGGCTATCGGCGTCTAGCTCAATCTCGGCAGTCCACGCGCCTGAATGGGGCTGCTTGTGGTCTGCCCTGATAATCGGCTGCCCGTTTAACGTGGCGTCACTCATCGCACCACCGGAGCCTTGCCGACCGTGAGGCTATTCACAAATGCCGCCGTCGGGTCACCAGCTTTTGCAAGCTTAGACGTTTCCGCCGGGGTGTACAGCACAGGCGCCTGGTTTGGCGGACGCACGCGGCTTTGATTGTCCACGCCGGGGAGGATTTGCGGCGAGGTGGACATAAGCCCGACCCACTCGGTAGAACCCTTGGCTCTAAACGCTGGGTCAGTTGGTCCACCAACTTTGGCAGCCACCTTTGGCTTGCTACTCGTCGAGTTGGCGCTAATTTGCGTTTTGGGTCCGACGATCTTAAATCGAAACTCTGAGATGTACGGACGGATGCCGTTGGGGTCCGTCGGCTGCGGCAGTGGCGCGGCGTAAAAGTAGCCCTGCTTGATGTTTCGTGCGTACAGTTGCGGATGGAACACGTCAACGATGTTAAGCCGCGTCAGTGCCCGCTCTGGGCTCATGTACTTGAGGTAAAAGTCATGCAGCGCGCGAAACGTCGTCGCGTCCGTGGTTCGGATCTTGATCGTGCATTCCGTCGGCTCTAGTCCCTGGTCGATTAGGATGTCGCGCGTGGTGCCCTTGCTTTTTTTGTGCTCCACGTCGCGCTTACGCTCTCCTTCGATAGGCAAGCACGTCCCAGGCACAGGCAGACCGGCAACCCATAGCAGGTTCCAGGTCGTCGGGTCTTCTTCGGCAGTCGGTAGCTCATTGGCAGTGATTTCAGCCATCAGCCCGCCCCCTGTGCGACGTATCGACCTAGCACGCGATCAAACATCAGCTCGGCTTGCGCGTCTAGCAGTGGTCCCACCTCGCGCATGAACGCCTGTGCATCTTGAATGTTGCCGGTGATCTGAAAATAGTTGGTCATGCTGAGTCCGCCAGATGCGCCAGTGCTACCTGCGCCGCGTGGGCTTGCCATTACCACATCTGACCCAGCATCGCCTAGCGCACGAGCTGCGGATGCGATGTCGCCGCGTCCGCCAAGCATGCCCAGAGCAAAACCTTCGGCAGCATAGCCGCCCTTTTCCATCATCACACGGCTCGGGCTGCGAATGCCAAGCGTCTCCGAAACCGTGTCAATTGCCGATGTCGCAAGGCCTTTCGTCGCTGTGATTACATAGTTCCCAGCGCCTCGGACACCATTGGCAAGCCCCGTCGCGATGTTGTTGCCCATCTCGGCGGCAGTCTGCGAAACCTGCTTGATGGCTCCAATCAGGTTGAGCACGCCCAGCACGGTATCAGCAACCACCATGGCGACAAAATAGAGCGCCTGACCGAAACCAATCACACCTTGGACTAGCCGATCGATCGCCGCTGGATCTGATGTGAAATCCTTAAACTGTTTGCGGACGTAATCAATCTGAGGCTCGACGGCAACCAGCCCGCGACGGATAGAGTCCATAAAGTTTTTGCCGGCAACGCTGTCCGCATCGAAGAAGTCGGCAACGTCGGCCAGGAACTCGCGCAACTTTGCAAACGCTGTCCATTTTTCCATGTCTGACAGGGCAAACAATGTCGCAACGCCGGTCTTGATGTTCGAGATCTGCCCCTCGATTGAGGCACCAGTCTTGACCGCATAGGAGCCCGCCTCGTCGCTACCAGCCTTGCGCCGTCCTACCGTGGTCACAGCCTGCACAGCCGCAGTGGACGAGATACCGCCTTGCTTCTGTAGCTTCTGCATCTTGGTGATCACGTCCTGCTCGTCTTTGCCGCTGACTCCGACGAGTTTGGCTACCTCAAGATAGAAGTCTCGACGCGATACGACGCCCCTAAGCGGCTCAATCAGTTGGTTCAGTTCCTCAGCTTCTAGCTTGCCCTTGCCAACCACCTGATTGATCGCCAGCACAACCTGATCAAGTTGCTGCTTGCCGCCACCAGCCACACTGACCATGTCCGCCAGCGACCCAAGCACATAACGCCGCTCTGCCGTGTCGCCAAACGAGGCCGACAAAGACGACGTGGCATCTACTAGATCTTGCCAGTCAAACTTGGTTTTCGCCGCTGCCCGCACCATGTCGGTGATTTCGGCGCGCGCCGCATCTTGGCTACCAAGCAGGGCAGTAAGCCGCATCTTGGCTTGCTCAATTTGCTTGGCTGTGTCAAACGCTTGCCCCAGAACGTAGCCACCGCCCGCCAGAGAAGCAGAGGTCGCCGCCCCTACCGCACCAATGGCAAGGCCCGTTGCACGGCCCCCAGCGCGCTTTAGACCGGCCTGGCGCTCGCTCTCAATGCGCTTTTGCTCGGCAGCCTCTTTGCGCATGAGCCCGATTTTGTACCGGGTAAACTTTTCTTCCTCGCGCTGTTGAGCTTGCAACCGACGCAATGCCGCATTGCGTTTGGCATCCTCCATCTGCTGAGCACTGCGCATGGCTTCGGCATTGAGTCGAAGTTGTGCGGTCTGCTCGCGATCGGCTGCGCGCTGGGCGGCCTGTGCCGTGCGTTCCCAATCGCGGGACGATGGCGGAGAAAATGCAGGTTTGGCACGTCGCGACTCAGCGGCATTCAGTGCAGACGTAAGGCGCTCCACATCGGCAAGCGCTTTTTGCGCCTCGCCGCTGACCTTGTTTTGTAGAGCTACCGTATACGTCGTCGCCATCGGTCTACTTTCTCAGGCTTGCAATTTGTAAAAGCGTACGCTCGGCCTCGATAAGCCACCCTGCCTGCGCCAGGTCTGACCCTGGATCATGTTCCTTGGCCCACAGCGCCGCCGCTGTGACGCCTATGTCTAGGTGCTTGCTGGCGTGGTGGTAGAGTCCCCAGGCGGCAGGGCTGCACCACTGCTGAACTTTTTTACGGACACCGCTCGATTCTCGGATCCTAGCGCCCGCGCAAGCTGCCCAAGTCCAAGCACGGCAAACGGGTAACGCTTTGCAAACTCCTCGCGGTCGATGCCATCAAAGGACAGGATCGACGAATTGAACGCGAACTTATCGGCAGCAGTGCCTTCGGATAAGCTCAGTTTGCGAAGCCGTTCGTACTGCGTGCCACTCAGCACTTTGGCAGATGCCTTGTAGGACCACGGCTCAGCTCCAAGCTTGGTATCACTTGAGACGGTGAGCGCATATTTGCCGCCGCCTAGTGACTGCTGCGCAATGTCCTGGCCCCAGCCGCACGACTGAGCCCAAACAAGCGGCACCGAGTCGCGGCAGAAGGGAGCGTCTTTCCAGATTGCCTGGATCTGCTCACGGACAGCCACAAGTTCAGGGCAGGAAGTTGGCTTGACATCCTTCTCGGGCGCCCGGTTTGCCGTTGGCACCTCAGGACATAGCGCACAACTGATTAGTGCGTGCTCCATCCACTCGCCGATGCCGCGCGCCCGTTCGTCCATGGCAAACTCAACATCGGTGTCAGACGGTCTGCGAAACGCAAACTCGTCATCTCCTACCGACAGGACAAGCACCATGCCGGCGCCGTGTACCGCTTCAAGCTCTGCGTACTGCTCTTGCGTGATCATTTGGCCCTCTCACAGGCCCTCTATGTCGTGAAACCCTCCCGCCTCCGAGGGCCGTCGAAAAGGCGGGAAGGCTCACGATTAGAGGTCTTCGACTTCGAGATCGTA